ACCTTGCCGCCAATGGCAATCAGGATCTGGTTTTTGGCAGCCGTTGCAATCATCTCGGCCAGCATCTTCTTGAAGCTGCCCATGATCGACTTGGTGAAGTCTTTGAAATCCCCCAGCCCGTCGGCAATCCAGTTGCCAAAGGCATCCGCCACGGTATCGACAAGGGGGCTGGTCTTCTGCAGGCTTTCGTTCAGACCCTTTACGGCCTCAGTGCCGGTTTCAATGCTTCTGGCCGCCGCCGACCGCCCGCCATCTGGCGCGATGAATGCCGCCCCCGCACCTGTCACGCGCGGCGTAAAAGCCCCACCCTTGAACTGGACGCGGCTGCGCACCGAATCCGGGCCAGACGATTGCCCGGTGCGGCCAAGTTCCCGGTCATAGGCCAGGGATGCCGCCGCCGACCGCAGCGCATCCTGCTGTTGCCGCGCCTCGATCAGCCGCCCGATCAGCAGATTGGTTTCCTTGATCGCCGTGCCCATCCACCCGGCACCCGGCGCGGTTGCTGCCAGCCGCTCCGCTTCCACCCGCGCACTGCCCAGGGCGGTTTCCGACCGTTCGGCCTCGACCACCACCTGCCGCAAGGCGCTTTCGCCTTCGGCCAGCGCCTTCAGCATGTCAAAGGCGGAATCGCTCAGACTGTTCAGCGGCCCGCCCACCTCTTCAACCACCTTGCGCAGCGCAATGGTGCGGTCCAGTGCCTCCTGCGGGGTGGTGGCCGCCGCCACCTGATCCATCAGCATCTGGATTTCGCGGGCGCGGTCATAGGTCGTGTCAAAAGCGGCCCGGATGCCGTCCAGGCCGGACGTGATCCACCCGTCCATGCTCTCCCGTGCCGCGCTGATTGCGTCCGAAATGCCGCGCATCGCATCCATCAGCGCCAGTTCGCGCTGCAGGCTCAGAAGCTGCACCACATCCTCTGTCAGACCGCCGAACTGTTCCCGGATGCCGGTCAGATCGGTACCGTCCAGCAGGTCGGTGATCCGCTGCAGATCACCCACAGCGGTGGAAACCTCACCAATCGCCTCTTCCAGCGACTTCGCTTTTTCCTGCGATCCGGTGAACCACTGGAAAATCGCCCCGCCAAAGGCGATCACCCCGATAGTGGCCAGCGACAGCGGGTTCAGCAGCGATGAAAACGCCGCCGCCAGCGCCGGCCCAACCGTCCGGATGCCGCCGCCCATCTGCGTGAACACGCCCGTCAGCTGCGTGCCCTGCTGCAGCGCAATCAGGAACGGCGATTGCCCGCCCGCCAGCTGCACTCCGATGTCCTGGACCTGCGCCGCAATATTGCCGGTCTGCGCCGACATGCCGCTTGCCACACCGGTGAACCGGCTCATCTGCCCCGTGGCCGCGGCAACGCCCGTATCCACCCCGGCCAGTTCCGCATTCAGCCGGTCCAGGTTGCGCGTATAGGTCGCGCTGGAAATCGCGCCGCGCTTCTGCGCCTCATCCAGCAGCCGCAGTTCGCTTTCGTACCGTTTCGATGCCGCATACAGCGGATCGAACCGCTTTTGCAGAAAGTCCATGCGCCGGTCAAAGGCCGATGCCGATGCCGCCGCCCCTTTCAGGCCCCTGCCGATGCCGGTGTCAATCTCATCGCCGGTCTTCTTCGCCTTCCGCCCCGTGCCGGTCATCTTGTCCTGCAGGCGGTTCAGCAGCCGGTCGGCATCGCTGACGCCGGATTGCAGCTTGGCCGTGCCCAGGGCAAGCTCCGCATGCAGTCCGGCGACCGGGATTTGCGTCATGGCTGACTCCGCAGGGCAAGGTGGATCAGATACCCCCGCGCCAACTCATCATCGGCTTCGGTGGAAGGTGGTGCGGCCTTGGTTTGGCTTTGACCGGCCGGCTCATATTTCGGCAGTTTTCTCGGGTCGTGGAACGCCAGCCCGATCATCTGCGCCAGCTCATGCGCCACAATCCGCTGCCGCTCGAACGCCTGTCTTGTCCGGGCGGCGCTGGCCTGGATCACAAGCGCCGCCTCGGCAATGGTTACGTCCCAGAAGGCGGCGGGGTCTTGCCCCGCTTCGATCCAGTTCCGCCACCATTCGCCGATGATGTCGCCGCCGTCGCGCGGCGCGGCGCGTTTCCCTCAGCACTCCCCGGCTTCTTGCCGGTCAGGTCTTCCAGGCAGATGGCCAGCACCTGGCCAACCATTTCCAGGGCGCGGGCGATGCCGATCTTTTCCATCAGTTCCATCGCATCCGCTTCGGTTGCGTCTGTCTGCAGCGCGGCCCAGAACAACCGCCCCGCCCGCCGCATGTCCGACGCATCCCTTTGAACGGCCGCGATGGCCGCGCCGATGGTTTCCCCGCTGCGGTCCTGATACCGCACCATCGCCCCCATCGACAGGCGCAGGCTGTAAGCCTTGCCCTCGTGATCAAACGAAACCGATCTCACGCCCCGGCACCCTTGGTCCAGATGACCGCCCCGGTGATGCGGATCACCACCGACATGCCGATCAGCGCGCCGACATCATCCGCCTGCAGGGATGGCGTCGGATAGCCCTGGAATTCGAACAGATCACCGGTTGTCTGGCCCGGTGACAGCGGCATCGTGACCCGGTAATAGGCCGGCGTGTTCGATGCCTGATCTGCCAGCTGCTGTTCATAACCCAGCGGCGTGTACCCGGCATTGACGGTGATTTCGCCTGCGTCTTTCAGGCCCTTCACATACTCCCGGAACCCGCCGACCGAATCCAGGCTTGTCGCATCCTGGTACTCCGTCGACACCTGCGGTACCGGCAGCCCCTTGCATTCCGGGATGCGGGTAAAGCTGTTCGCAGCACCGGTGAGCGACCGCTCGACCTTGCCGCCCCAGGCGATTGTCTGTTTCGTCATTGGCTTTCTCCTCAGCCGAAGTGATAGTTGATGATGAAGTCCATCGTGACGCGGTGAATTTCCGTCACGCCGTCGTCGTCGGGCAGATCGCGCGCACCCGCACCCGCCAGAAATGCCCCTGTGATCACGCCGCCCTGCCAGGCATCCAGCGCGGTCCTGACCGCCCGCGACAGCACCTTGGCCTCACGATAGGTTTCGCCCCAGCAATCCACCTGCACCCGCGCCCGCGACAGCCCCGGCCCGTCCAGGCTGTGATCAACCGGGCCGTCCGTCACTACCGTCAGCGTAATGCAGGGCAAGGCCTGTCCCTGCGGGGCCAGCCCCCAGTCGATCCGCGCGGCCACCCGGGCCGAAATGGCCGGAACAGCGCCCAGCATCGCGCGCAGCGCCTCTTCCATGCTCAGCGCCCCTTCCGCTTGACCGCGTTTTCAATCTGCAGCCGCAATTCATCCGCCAACCGCAGCAGCATCGCCCGGCTGTCCTGATCCCAGGCGGGCCGCAGGAACGGGCGCGGCCGGGAATGTTTCGTGCCGAACTCGACCAGATGCCCGTGCCGCCCGCCTTTGCCCCGCCCATAGGACGTGCCCAGATAGACCGTCGTGATCCCGGCCTCCTTTGTCCGGCCCTTCAGCTTGTCGCTGACCGTGATCGACCGGCGCAGATTGCCGGTGCGCACCGGCACCAGGGCTCGGGTCAGATCGGCGGTCGGTTCCACCGCCTTGATCATGGCGCGCGTCAGCGCCCCCTCTTCCCGCCGCACCGAATCCAGGCGCTCCAGCATCGCCGCCAGCTCCTTGAACCCGGCAACGTTGAATTCCATCGTCATCGGTCGGCCCGCGCCGCCGCCGTGATCTCCACGCCCTCGTGCCGTCCGATCTCTTTGACACCGGTGATGTCATATTCCCGGCCTTCGCAGATCAGCCGGTCCTTTGGCGTGATCGCCCCGGTCAGGTCTGACCAGCGCACCAGAAACCGCGCGGTGATGCGGGCTGCCACCTGTGCCGCCGCAACCTGTTCCCGGTCCGACACGAACCGGCGTTCCGCCCAGACCGGCGGCCCGTGATCGGCCCAGGACTCAACCGTGGCAAAACCGTCATCGCTGGGGGTGAACCGGCGGAACTGCACCCGCCGGTCAAGCTTGCCCGCCTCCATCAGCTGCGCAGCAGCAGGGCGATCTGATAGGTGGCCGCAGCCCCGGCAGAGTTGGAAATCCGCAGAATATCCGCCGTGCCTGCGACAATCGCCCCGAACCCGCCCACCGCATCGCAGCCGAAGAACAGGAAACCGCCCGGACGGATCGGGCCGAAGGTCGGGGTCGTGCCGCCCATGAAGGTGGTGATCGGGCTGGTGCCGCCGCCCACGGTCAGGTTGGTGGTGTTCGGCGGCGCACTGGCCAGCTTCGGCGCATTGATGATCAGCGCCCCCACCAGCGTCGCGGCCGCGATATTCACCCCATAGACCGTCTGCAGCGCCGTGCCGTTCAGGTCCAGATCATCATTCGCCGCCGATGCCAGGGTGCGTTCATCGACAAACAGCAGGTTCGCCTGCCCCGGACCGCCACCCATAGAAAACTGCAGCACATCCTGCACAACGGCGCTGAAATTCGCCCCGCCGTAATCGTGAGCGCCCAGCTGGGTGGCCTCGAAAATGGCCGAAAGCTTTGCAGATACCGTCATTGCTCATCTCCTTGATGATAGGGTGCACCCCGCATCAGCCGGTCACGGGCTGGCAGGGTCTGTCAGAAATCTGTGGCAGATGCTCCCGGCCTTGGCCGGGCGGGTTCAGAAAGGTCGGCTGTTCGGCTGCCTGACGACCGAAGATTTCGCCACGGGCAGCACCAGCGGACGCGGTCCGAACGGTCCCTTCGCCCG